AAGTCTGATAATATTTACAAGTTTCTTGGTAATCCTGTGCCTGAAGTCACATATAGTGCGCCACCGATGTCTTACACTATAGAGTTAGGTCTTAGACTCTATACTGCCTTAAACAATAACGACGGCACAATAAACAGGAGTCAATACCAAGACATTACTATTAGACCATACCAGAAGCATCTGTCGTTTTCGACTGATACGTCCGTAGAATTACCTCACACATATAGTTATGAACATCTGTTACAAAACAGTTGTTTTGCGCAGCACGCATTCCCAGCTATGGTTAGGAATAAACACGACATAGACTACCACCACCAGGCGGAGTACGTGTTTAGTAATGGTGGTATCTTCTCAAACATCGCTTCAAGCTACATGAAAGCTGTTGCACAAAATCCGACTTCGGGTGGTGGTGGGAGTAATGGCGGCGGATTTGTAGGAGTTCAATTCTAAACATGGATTTTGAAAAGTTGCGAAACACTATCTCAATAGTTGATGTTGTCCAGTCTTATGGCATTGATCTTAAGAAAGTAGGCCGTCAGTATAGAGGCTTATCACCATTTAAAAAGGAAACTAACCCATCTTTTTTTGTATTACCCGATAAAAACATATTCAAATGTTTTTCATCTGGGCATGGTGGTGATGTTATCAAGTTTGTAGCCCTAAAAGAAAACGTTTCATACAAAGAAGCCGCTAAAATCCTATGCGATAGGTATAATATCCAGATTAGCGAAGATCGTAAGTCTAAGAATGACCCTTTATACTTCAAGCGGCAGATAGCCAGCTATCTCTCTAAAGCATTGCTCAAAAATACAGATTCTACTTGTTTTTATTATATTAAAAACAGATTTTCTTTCTCAGAACAAGACATTATAATTTCTATTATAAATAAGTTCATGATTGGTATATGGAATTCTCAGATATATAAAGAACTCGTTACTCTTTATGGCGAACAAAGAATTAAAAGCATGCGCTTCCCTAAAACAGACGAAAATAGTTTCATCGTATTACCTATTATAGAAAACAACAAGGTTATAACATTTATGTTTAGAACACTTACTGATAATTCAGAATATAAGTATATATACTCCGCAGAACCTAATAAGTCACTTGTTGATGTTGTCTATAACTACAACCCTTACGACACGAACACTGAGATTTATATAACTGAGGGCATATTTGACGCTATCGCACTCTATAGCATAGGCATAACAAATGTGGTTTCTCTGCTAGGATTGAATATAAATGATAAAAAACTATCTAAACTGAACAAATACAATATAATAAATCTAGCTTTGGACACCGATCGTTCCGGGTATAGAGCTTCACTGAAATTAGCACGATACCTCATGCTTCAAAATAAAATCGTATACATACTACTAAACACACCTCATAAGGACGTGGATGAGGCTATAAAAGCTGGTATTTACGATAAAGAAACGATAAAACATAAGAAACAATTAATAACTACGCACATATATACTAGAAATTATAAATCCATTGACTCTGAAGCACAGTATAAGCAGTGGATAAAAAAAATAATCAACGGTATAAGGGATAGTGATATAAGGTACTTATATAACAAAAGCATTTACGAGACCATCAAGCAAAAAACTCTGGACAATAAAGAAAGTTTGAGTATGAACAAACTATTAGAATCACTCACCACTCCGTCACTTAAGCTAGCGTTAGCCTATATAGTAGATGTGATAGAAGAAAGAGAGAGGTATAGTATGTTACAGAGTATGAGTACAGATAAAAAAGAGGAGGTAATAAGTGATAAGATTGTTAAATTATTAATAGATAGCTTAAGTCGTAGTTAGTCAAGCTGATTGCATGTTTTATTGATTTGACACAGTATATTTTGTAGACTTGGATCGCTTTTAGTACAGTCGCCATTTATGGCCTCACTTAAAAGAATGCCGAATCTGTTAAGTGTTTCGTTATTATGATTATTAAGGGCACTTTTGATCCATAGTTGAGCAATTTTTTTTATCGGCCACTTGTAGTATAGGCTTACGACATCGTCTAAGTGACCGGCAAACGACATCATGTAATATCGTCCCTTACCATGCTCTAAATAATCAAATAAATTAGCACAAAGATTATACAGGTCTATAATCTCTTTCATAATTGTGAATTTGTCGAAACATGTGTGTATGATAAAATATAGCATTATTTGGTATATTTATTCATGGCCAACTTTGTTGATTTCGCACAGCTTGGGGTTACACAGGGTTATTTAGGTTTCGTTGAGTATCCTAGGCTTTCTGGCGGTGGCAAAGAGTTCTTATGGCAGCACATGTGGGACATTGATGTCCCTGTAAAACCGAGGGCTGTATATTGGCCTGGCTTAGATGTTATAAAGCATAGAATGAAAACACTTTCCCTAGAAGTCAAAAAGGATTTAGTTGGTAGTGTCGATGTTAATATTCGTGGCATACATATCAAGCAGTATGGTGGTTATGAAAGTGACGGTACTGTAACGTGGGAGCTGATTGACTTTGAAGATCAGACCATTTACGCTATGGCATTATCCTTTATGAGCGCAGGTGGTGCTAACCGATTTAAGTTCCAGCTTAGAAAGGAAGATGTTATGATTCCTGTTTTTCAAGTTTATTTTCTTAATTCTAGTCGTAAGCCTGTCAAGAGAATAGATTTTTATACTTTATTATTTATGAACTATGATTATAACTATGATACTCCGACGGAGCCTTCTGGAGCAAGAGAAACAGTAACGTTGAGTTTTGGTTACGAACATCACGATAAAACGCTCCTGAACGTAGTACCCGCATTCACTTTCTGATATGGACGTTATACAACCAGAACCTAAGTACATCACTAATTACGAGGCATCTAGAATGTTAGCCATACCTGTCTATAAGATAGATACAGTTATTAGATTATATAGTATACCTCATTATCGCGAGGGGAGCACTATATTTATTAGAAGGGACATCGTACATCATATCAAAGCTTTTGTTTCGTCGCTAGAGCAGAGTGGGTATGCTTTTTGACGCAGCACTAGTTGAGGGGGCTAAGAGAGCAGGTTTCTTTAACATGCCACTTACGATAGACGAGTTTGTAGCTCGTCTGGGTTTAGAAGGTTCTATCTATCCGGCATGGATGAGACACCTCCGCGAGCTTTTCCCCGATCCTATACATACTGCTCATAATTATATCCTACTAACTGGTGCTATCGGGACTGGCAAGTCTACTGTCTCAAAAATCGCAGCGTTATATACTGCCTATAAGATACTTTGTTTAAAAGACCTGAAAGCATTTAACTTATTTATAACCAAGCCTATTCAATTCGTTTTCTTCCATGTCAAGATAGAAAAATCTCGTATTGAGTTTTTAGAGTATGTTAAGGAGGTATTTGAGAATCATGATTTATTTCAAGAAGTTAGAGAGCTACGATTAGAAAAAGATTTGAAACCAATTCCTATAGATTTTCAAGCTGATGGTTCTAAGAGCAACTCTTCCATAGGTGGTGATGTAATTTTTTATGTTTTTTCGGAAGCCAACTTTGTTAACGAGGGAGTGATAAGGTTTAAATTAGAGCAAGCTTATAATCGTTTCAAGTCCAGATTTTTAGCCGCCAAAGATTATCTGGGTAATATTATTATAGACACTTCTGCATCTTACGAGGGTAGTGTTGTAGATTTTTTAGGGCACAGAGCTGAAGATTTTTATACAGTTCGTATGTCGCAGTGGGAAGCCAAAGCACATACAGGGCTGTTCTTCAAGAAAGGTGCTATTTGGGTCTATACAGGTGGTATTTTAGGAGAGCCTAAGATAATAGGTGATAAGGAAGATGTGACACCTGAGGAATTAAGCAAGTACGAACCTGAACGTATTATAGAGGTGCCCAAAGAGTTTGAGAAAGAGTTTAACACTAATATTTACGAGGCGCTGATATCGTTGGCTGGTTTTAGCGTAAGGCCTCCAAACTCGCTTTTCACACGCGAAATGGTTAGCACAGTTATGAACCTCCCGCGAGTCACTAACGACTTGGTAAGTATCATGCAAATGGATACTATACTGGAACCTATACTATCGGCGTTACCTGTTGATAGGACATTATCCGTCCATATAGACACATCTATACGTGGAGACAACACTGGTATAGCTATAGGTTACTGGTACGACGAAAACACTATCTATATCCCCGTAGCTTTCGGTATCCACAACGAAGGCGACGACATACCTATGCACCTCATAGAGGGTTTAATAACACAAATAGCCAAACAAAGGCAAATATCCATTGTAACTTCCGATACATACCAATCCTATAAACTACTTCAAGATATCGCTATAAAGACTAGAATCAAAACTCAAACAATATCTGTAGACCAAAACCCAAGCATATATTTTAGCTTAAAGAAAGCTATCATAGATAGGACAATAAACATAACTAGAAATCAACTTTTGATAGACGAGCTTTCTAATTTGCGTTATAAGATTGTAGGCGCTAGTTTCAAACCCAAAATAGATCATTCGCCTAATTCCTCCAAAGACATAGCCGATGCTGTAGCCTCTGTTCACTATGTTTTGTTGGATTTAGTAGCTAAAGGTAAGGCTGTAAATTCAATAATAACTGAGGAAATACAGAATTATAAAAATAAACTATATCGTCAAATGAACTTAACAGGATACCCCAAAACTGTGGATTTTATGTTTAAAATAGGATAATTACTATGAAATTACAGAATCTTGCTATCTCCAAGGGTACTTATAGTAACAATAATCCCGTAGTTGATAACTATACTGTATATCTCGCGGAGAATAATGCATGTAGCTCTAAAATTTTTACCATAATGCATGGGGAGATATTATTACATATAAATGCCAAATTATGCCTTAAAAAATCTTCTGATTTATCTGCTTTAATTAAAGGTATTGATGAGATATTTTTAGCACCAAGAGCTGACTTTTTCCCTAGACCCGATTTGACGACGGCTATATCGGGTGGTGAGACAATTAAGTATGGTAATGGTTATGGAGCTGTTGCAGAGGAGCTTATACGTGATAATAGTCTTGTTGCAAGACACGACGCTCAAAACTCTATTACGAATATATTGATGGAGGGTCTCGAATCATCTAATCCCCCAAATAGTATTACAGAATTAACCAACATCCGCAATATTATAGACTATGTTTTTTCAAAGCCGCATCTTTTATTTTCTGTTCTGCTTATTTTACGTAATGAAGCTGGCGATCAATGCCTTTTTGCAGATGCTGGTAACGTCCCACATCGTAATCAACTTATATTGAATATGTCAAGAGAAAGAGAGCTATTTATTGATAAACTCCATTCCGGCACTCAGTTCGGCATAGCATCGTATTTCAACTACCAACGCGGAATCTATAAAAGTGTCTTCAACCTCGATATAGCTGACTACATAATCATATCTATTAGTTATTACCCGACAGTTTCAAATTCTGATGTAAGGTACGATACTATTCGTAACTACTACGATTCACTATTAGGTGACTATAGGTACTCGGCTTATTCTTTTCATTTGTGGCGGCACTCGTTATACGGTGGTTTTGCAGGTGTAGTAAGAGGGAGTGGTTATACTAATAACGGATATACCCTGCGCCCAGAATGCGCATGCAAAGCGCTGAAACTACAAATTGACGCTCAAACACAACGGATATTTAAAGAAGGCTGGTACGCTGTACTACACGTTCCAACTGCGTTCTACATGCTTTTACTATATTTAGCTATGGAAAAACCAAATAGTAAACACGACAATAAAGCCATAGATGAATCTCTAAACAAACTCAATAATATACAAAGTAATAGAGACAACCTGTTTTATAAAAAAGTCATAAAAACTTTCACCGACGAGTTAGGCGAAACGTCTTTCTTCGAATTCTTGAAATTAGGTATTAGAGACATTATAGATATGAAGAGAATAGTTGACCGTTCAAATTATAGAGATTATGAAAACCCCTTACAAATGGTGTGGAACTTTTGCAAAGTGCGCTTTTTGTTAAGAACTCACGAGAAAATTATAGATAGATACCAAAATTACGCAACTCGTAATCCAAGATTTGCTACAAAAGTTGATACATTGAAGAAAAGGATAAATATAGTGACTAACTATATAGACGATAAATTCAAATCCATAGGTGCTTTATATAATACAATACTTCAGAAAGAACAAAGGTTTTTTGACAGCTGATAGCGCTATTCTATATTTTTATAGACATCTAAACCTATTAAAGTATCTATTTTTTTATCCATATCGATCAGTATTTTATAAGCTAGTACCTGAGTTACGAAGGCTATTGCAAGTGCTTGATCGTACTTAGCTATCTTGTTAAGTACCTCTTGACTGCCGATTCCAAGTAACTTCCTGACACCTATAACCTCGTCTACTTCTTTGATAAGATAGTAATCCACTTTTCTTATAGTACTTATTAGCTGATTAGTCTCGAGAGCGGTTACTATGTTTTTTCTGATATCTACGGTTTTGCAGATTATATTAGGCCAAAACAAACTTGCTTCTTCCAACCCAATGTTATATTTCAAGAATACAGAAGCATGCGGGATACTATAATAAGAGCGATAATAGTAACTCACGAAGAGAGTTATAAAAATATAATATACACCTGTTTTATAACCATGTAGCTTTCTAGTCACCTGTTCTACTGTAACTTGATCAGCGTACTCTAAATCAAAGTAGTTGTTCAAGAAGTTATATATGTCTGTATTTAGAGAGTTCGCAAACTTTGTTGTTATATTCTGTTTGGACTTAAGAAGCTGCCCTAGATCTTTTAGATTGTATGGTATGATGAAACTATCTGAGTCTACGAATTTTGCAAACAGTTCTTCCGTTATCAGCATCGTCATAATTGGATTTGGGTTACTAGCGTGCTTGGATCGTAGTAGGTGTCTAACCAGTATAATCCTACAACTTTGGGTAGCTTATTGAGTAAGTAGTAACGATAAAAGTTTTCTATGAGAGTATGGAAGTTATCTATTTCACTTCTTACACCATACCATATATAGTATTCGTATACGTCATACAGCATGTCATAAAGTAAGTCGTAGTCTTTTATTGGAACCTCCATTTTTAGTTTCTGAGATGTTCTATCTAAGAAGAATTTCAACATATCTACTGTGTCCACGTCTTTTTCCGTTAGATGCCCTAATAGTGCTTTCCCCGCCTTATTACTTTCTAAAAAGACCACCTCTGCCTTGTCTAAAGTAATCTTGTCTATCCTCTTGTTTATTTGTTCTATACTTATTTTTTGTTTTACAAGTTTAGGTCCTATGTAATGCCAAGGGATACGGGACTGACTGTATTGATATAGTTCATCCCTTTGGTATGTTATAACCTTTATCTTTCCTGATTCTACATTTTGTTTTTTTAGAAGTTCTTTGACCTTCGCTGTAAGATCATAGTGTGGATTAGCTGACATCCCCTCAACAAACAAAAACGGGACAATACCAAAATCTGTAACCCGTTCGTACGAAATAATGCTGTGATTGCCAGAATTATTTAAAATCTCATATAAGTTTGGTAGGTTAATCGTTGGCGTCTGTCTATGATAGTAGAAGAGATACCCTGGCATGCCATAAATATACTAATATTCATTAAAGTAACACATAGTCATAAACAAAGAATGTGGGTACTTCTACCTTTTGTCTTTCATAAACTATGTTATGGATTTTCAGAGCGTATTTGTGTGTAACGAATGCTTGCCCTGAACTATTTAGCCGAAATAAGTCCAATCTATCACTATGCTTATAGTCTAACATACCGTTTAATAACAGCTGTGTAATCAGATCGGTCTTTATATCCTTACTCGATACCCAAAATCGCAGACGGTTATACAAATACAACGCCTCTACCAACTGATTATTACCTAATCTCATTTTACTCGCTAATGGACGATATGGAGTATGTAAAGAATTAACAATGTTAGCTATCAAATCTACATAAAAATCGTATTCATAAGACTCATCGTATGTCAGACCCATGAGATGTAAAAACTGCATCATAGCTGTTTTATTCAGACCGCCTGCTTCCCCAGCACTCTTTCTTATTTGATTTTCTATGTAGGTATTTAGTGTAGTATCAGTACAGGTTCTTACTATTCCATATAGTATGAGGTACTCTATACCAATCTTGAGTGCGTAATGTGTGAGTCTAATCTTATCGTTCTTTTGTTCTATTATGCCTAAGTCTAAGTATCTACCTAGAACCTGATTCCTAACTTGAGGCGACCACTTCTCGTTCAAAAGCCCATATACATTCACTAAATCGTAATAACTGAAGTTTTTGTGTATATCAAATAATGTTTTTATGTTTTCTTTTGCCAGTAAGTTAGTTTTTATCGGTTTATCAATACTGAGGTTTTTGTGCACTATAACCTTATAGGCCAATTGTGCAATCATATTATTGGGTGTTTATGTATTTTAGGTAGCGTTCTTTTTGTCTGATGACATTATATATGTATTGATCTAATGTTCCTATGGCTATGATGTAGTGGTAGGTGCATTTATTGGATTGCTGTGAGAAACGGTGGATTCGGTCTTCGGCTTGTAGCATAGTTGCTGGTACCCAATCTGTCTCTGCAAATACGATTTCGTCTGTAGCAGTTAGGGTCAGTCCCTCCGAAGCCACAGCTAATGAAGCGATGATAATGGCTTTCTCGGTCGAGCTGGATTGGAAAGCAGCAACCGCTCTTGCCCTCTCATCCCTAGAAACCCTTCCATCAATAACATAAATCTCATAATCAGACCATGCCTCTGATAACTTCATCTTAATATAATCTATAACCTCGTTATGATGGGCATACACAATGAACTTATTTTTACCATCAAACTTATTTAGTATGTAGCTGACAACCCAACGAGCTTTTTCAATACCTATAAGGCGACGATAGGTAGAAATACGCAAAGCGATATCTCTTGGAAGTTTAAGGTTAGCTTCCAACATACTCTTAATCTTAGATTCCTCACTAATAGCTTCCATAAGATGGGTATCCGACGGATTAGCAATATCTATGTTAACAAAGATACGACTCTTAGCAGGTAACTCGGATAACACTTCCTTCTTTAAGCGCCTTATGTATTGCTGCGTACTCTTTAGATAAGTTATAAGGCTGGCGGCTTTTTCGGCTTCTATCGTACGATAATAACGAGCATGATTACTTGTCCTATAATAGTACGCCGCTGTCTCACCTTCAAAATTCTTTATAAACTTTACTACATCTTTTATTCCATTGGGCAACATATCAAGCAAACGTAATATATTGTAAGCCTCTACTGGCCTATTCTTAACAAGCGTCCCAGTAAGACCTAGAATAAACCTAGCCTTACTAGCTAATGGCATTACATTTTTAACACGCTTGGATTTGAGACTTTTTAAATTCTGTACTTCATCAAATACTATAATGTCTGGTTGTAGATTCAAGAGAGAGGGCAGCTTACTCTTAGCTGTAAGAGAAGCGTAATTGATAATATTTATCCGTTGTGGTAACGGATTTTTTAAAGTTACTCTTGGCAATAGAAAACGTTGTGTGTCAAACTCTACAATTCTATCGTACCATTCTTGAATCATTACGTCCGGCGTCATTATGATAACTGTCATGCCCTTACGATATGTTGATAGCAGAAATGCAATAGTTTGTACTGTCTTACCTAGTCCTTGTTCGTCGCATAACAGAAATCCTTTCTTTCCATTGCTATAAGCTAATAGAATATGCCTCACACCTTCTACCTGATAATCTCGCAAGCTGGGTATCAAACCCTTAACCATCTCAAGATCCTTACTAACTGACTTAGCTATATTATCGGGGATGTGTATATCTACACTTTCGTTTCCGTTCGTTTCTATGTGCTGCAGTTCTTCGTTGATAGCGTCTATATACCTATTTTTGGAACCTAACTCATAGGCTATGATGCGGGCTTCAACACTGAGATACTCAAAGTACTGCGACGCAAAAAGCGCAAACTGACGCTTGTCCCCACGCCAAACATTATCAGGTGCAGGACTATACTTAAAACCATACTTCTTAAGAACATCCTTTATAACGATAAAATCGTGTGTATTAGCATTATGCACATATGGGAGTTTTATGGCGCATATGCTGCCTTGTACAGTTACTGTAAGATACAACGGTTTGTTTTGATAGTAGTTAACTGCTTTTACAGGTATTTTCGAGAAAGCCTGACGAAGTAGGTCGGCCTTAGGTGTACCTGCGCTGCTCATGGTACTGTATACTCACCCGCAGGCGCAAGGTAAGGAAAATTGGCCAATGGGTCGTCATGTCCTACGCCCCGCTTAAAAACCTAATAGTACGATATGGCTGTACAATATAGTTTGCAAAAGGACCGCCACTAGACGCAAAGTAAGCATTCCCTAAAAGCATGTGGTCATAACTAATTACCCTAACCCGCTCTACATCTCTTACCTCAAACTCTATTGGCAAACTAAACTCTAAAACAAAACCATGACTATACATGACATCCTTAATAAGTTGTTCATCAGTACTGCATAGTATAGGTATATAGGCTAAGTCAACTATTTCAATATTATTACCATTCATATTTTCAAACGACTGGGGATAACCAGATTGGAGTGCAATACAAGCCAGCACTAACATGTGGTTAGGTAAGGCTCCCGTTTCTATAATACGCTCCAATGGCTTCCCACCACCACTATAGGTACGAGCCTGCAACTTCACTATCATCCCAGTACGATTAGGATGCTCAGCACTCAAATACCAAACATAAGATTCAGGAATAAATATGTAAGTACCAACTGCAACATTACCTGTTATCATTTGATACACACTATCATATGGTATCAAATCGTATTGAAAATCGTAACTTAGCCTTTCATTGCTGTTATTTGCGTTTCTAATCATGTATCTAAACTTGTTATCAGATATTATTTGATTTTCCCCAAATCCTGAACGACAACAATTATTTTCTGTATCATTTCCCGTATTGTTCAGACGTCTAAATAGCAATAAAAAGTTTAGTATAGCACCTGGCGGCTTTTGATTATTAATAAATGGGTAGTTAGCGTATGAGGCCCTGTTTTCGAATTGAATAGTAGCTGCAGGACTGAGGCTAACACAGTAACTCATTTTAGATAAATGTTCAGCTATCGCTCTATTAGGGATATTAGTCATATGGAAATATACTCATATTTATTTTTACCTGCGTTCCAGCTATCTACCTCAGTCATTGTCACTATCAACTCCGCCAGATCCACGACCGCTTCCGCCAGCGTTGCCTCCACCTCCACCAGAGGCGTCGTAACACATTCTATAATCCCCTGTTCCACTGCCGCCGCCTCCACCACCACCGCCTCCACCGCCTCCACCGCCTCCACCGCCACCACCGCCTCCACCACCATCGTCAGGTGCTGTCACATTAATTATAGCACTACTATTTGCATCACAGATATCCATGATATTTACCTGTCTAACATTCCAAAAGATTGTGTCGTTATGGTCTATATCTATGTTATCGTATATAGGTTCGTAAATGATGCATGCTTGAAGTAATTCGTCTGGGTAGTTACTATTATTCAAGTTCCATTTTATTAGTGATTGAATGTGACCATTATCTGGTCTCACAATCCGAAAATCATCGCCTCTAAGTTTTACATAGTACGGTATGGCTTTATTTCTTCTTATTTTATTTTTATGAAACATTACTATCTTTTACTGTATGTCTTATTTGTTCTGAGTATTAGTCCTGCTTTTTTGAAACCTGGGTCTAGTGTAAAATCAACACCTGGAATGTCGTATATTTT